ACCAGTCGTTGAACATTACGAATAACCTATTACTATCCAAAACATATAATGACTGACCTTCACTAATATAATAACTACTTCCAAATATTGTTGCACTTGTCCAATCGTATGCCATCTCTCTACACCACTACTGCATGGAATTGCTTGTAGTTAATCATCTCTCTAATCCTCTATGCAGGTGGCAATGGAATGTCTCCATTGCACGAGTCTTGATAGTTGTAGTTTATTGTAATATTGTTAGCAGTGTCATACCATCTTCCTCCTGCCCAATTGTATACTGGAGTTGCTGTAAATGTATAGTTGCCAGCAGTTGCCCAAGGATTTACTTTTAGATAACAGTCAGGAAATGCGAATGCTACAAATGACCCAACAGGGTGATTAACTATTGCTGTTCCTTCCTGTCCTCGCAATAAGTCGTGCATTGTATCCCAATTTTCACTACCTGGGAAAAATGGGGACGTTTCAAAATTATGGATTGTTCGTGCATACATAACTTCAAAGTCTGTTCTATCTCCTGTCCATATTGCTATTGAATACCCTCCTGCATAGTAAGCAGAATCTCCTAATGCTGGCCATTCTAAATCTGGCATAAAGTCTAATATAGCACCTTCCGTTTCTGCTGGCCCCAACGGACTATCAATTTTTGTTCCAATGATATTGTCTCCAATAAATATAGGATTCTCAACTAAGAACCCAGATTCTGAAGATAGACTAAATCCGCATAAGTCTGAATTAGCTATTGACTTGCCGCCAATAAAGACAAGACATCTAATTGGACTTTCTCCTACAAATGCAATTGGATTTGGATCCATAACTATTGTCTTTTCTGATGGAGAAGAAGTACCTCCTACTCTTGTCAGTATAGGCAAGGTAAATGCAAAGTCCTCTAATGCTTCTATTTTACAAGTCTTATTTTCTAAATATGTTTTACTCACCATCCGATATACTTTATTTGCTATGTCAAATCTGGGATACGTTAATTTAAAAACATCGTATACAAATAGTGTGTTAATTAGTGTTTTATTTTTTAGAACGAATTCTATGTTTGCTCTTGGATAAGTATTTTGTCTAAGAAGTCTCATTGCTACATGAGTACCCACACCTCTTGTTGTTTGAATAGGATAGTCAAAGTCAGCCACTCGTACAGCTGTTGTTGCATTGATACTTGCTAAATCATCAAAAGTAATTGAATCAGACTCTCCTTGTCTATCTCTACTTTTATATGTTAAGTTGATTACATTCTTTGTTCCGAATGGTCCTGGTCGTTGAAGCATCATAGTTCCTTTTTCAACATCAGCAGCAGTTATAGATGGAATTGTTGATGGATTATAATCATATCTTTTTAGTTTTAATTCAAGTAGTCCATCTTTTTCCCTAATTGCTCCGTCTATCCATTCGCATACAGTATCAATACAGCCTTTTAAGTCAAGTCCATCACTTGCTCCTATAGAAAGACTTGCACCAAGACCTTCAGCAATTAGTGCAGTTCCTGCAGATTCAAAAGTAGCTTTGTTGATTAGATTAGTAGGACATCTTAATCCATATAATCCATTATATAGGATATCATAAAGAATATGTGCTGGATTTGCATCGCCATTTATTTCTTCAGCACAACTTAATACATTGGGGTATCTTTTGATAATATAGGTGGAAGGATATGGACTTGTTGTTGTTCCTAAATTGTAGTGGAACATTGCATAAGTTATGCCTTTATAGGCAGGAGTATAACCTGCATGTTCCCATACGGTGCTGTCTAAGGTAGAATCAATTGCTTGTTCACGACCCCAGTAAAGTCTTCCACTTCTAATAGGAGCAGTACTTGATTCTGGAAAGTCTACATACATAGTTCCCTGGCATAGCCAGTTGACTGTGTTCACTTGAGTTCCAATTTCATACCATACTATTTCATCTGTCATTCCTGCAGTTATAGCAATTTGTTGACGAATTCTATGAGTATATTGGTAAGTCTTTACATCAGAAGACATACTTCCTGCATCGTGCTTTTCTGTTTGCTTGTGAGTAGTGAAGTTTGCCTGGTCTATAACAATTCCACCCACTCTCGCCCATCCATATACAATAGGTATCTGAGTGCCATATTTAGTATAAGCGAATAGAAACTCTTCTAACGAAGCATCTTTTGGACTTGATGCATCTTTGCTTTGAGCCATAGACCAAACCATCAAAGCAGTATTTATAACAAGCATTACTATTGCAAAAACTGCCCAGAATGCCATTAGTCAAACCTCCTTATCCGAAACACTTTTTCAATCTTCATCTTTACCTGAGGACAAAAATACTTTATGTCTACTGAACGACCTTTCATCGTGTCAATAAAATAACCATCACCAAGAAATACAGCACAATGACAAAGTAGTTTACCATATTTAAATATAACAACGTCTCCTGCTTTATACTCTTTATCTGGTCTTTCATATATTACATCTTCATTGCCATCAAGGAATTTTATAAACTCAGAAATGTCATTAGAACTGAATCTTGTCCGAACAGACATAGGATATATAAAAGCAAAAGTCTTTTTGAATTCAGGAAATAAATCAGCACCAGATTTGATTATATAGTTTAGACAATCTGTGCTTCTTCCTTTCACAGGGTCGCCTATGCTGAATGGAGTTCCTACCCAACTTTTCAATTCATCTATAAACAACTGTACATCACCCATTAACTACTTCCGCCACCTTCTTGACCACTTCCTCTCATACCCATATAGAGCTGTGATTCAAGCGGAGCATAAGGGAACCCATAGAAGTTAGCCACATTTCCAAATTTGTCCTTACATGTTGCTACAGATTTATTACATCCTGTATATACAGTAAAGGTATCAGTTACTATGATTTTTTTGCTAAATGGACTAATCATAGTTATTGATGAAGTAGTATTATCATGTTGAAGAATATATTTATATTCATTTCTACAGACAATATATCCACATTCAAACCATGTGATTGGATGAGCACCAAATACATCAGCAGTAACTACTACTTTATCTGCTGAAATAGCAGTGATAGTTCCTGGATAAGTGTGTGATGCTTTAGAAACTTTACACATAGTAGAATATAACTCAGTTGTACATGATGGAGAACACACTAATCTTGAACCTAATCCTGATGCAGTGGAATAGATACTTTTAAACTTTATGCCAAACATATCATCAGTCATTCCAAATGTATCGCCTATGCCTGCAAAAATTATAATAGCTGTGCTACCATCATATGTTTCAAAATCATATCTTCTTACAGTCAAAGCCACATAACCTATTCCTACACTATTTGCAGCATATGCTAATATTCCGTCTATGAGAGGAATATCAGTTCTGTTATATCTTGTAAAATAGTAGGGTACTTTCCATTCTACTTCATTGGTATCCTCTTTCAAATCATGAGTAACATCTCCAAATTGTCCAGGAGAAGCATAGTAGTAACCTAATCCATCTCCAGTAAGATCAATATCGTTATTAGAAGAGTTTAAATAAAAAGTAGATGTTTCATAGTTTAGTTCATATAAATTGACTATCATTTATGCCTCCACTTCTACAAAAGCTGTTTCTACATATCCAGCATTTTTTGCTTTGAATGAAATAGTAAATTCGTCTTCTAAAAATCTACATTTAGGAACATAGCTAATTGGATCATTTACTGATAGATTATCATTTAGAGGATTAGCCAAAGTAATAGTTGCATATGTGCTGGTCTGAGTAGCATTTGTTACATCTAATATTTCCCAAGATAATCCTCCATAGTATTCTACAGCAAGTTTTGGATAGATCGTCCATATTTCAGAATATTGTCGTGGAGAAACTTTAATAGTGCTTGAGCCAACAGAAACATCTTCCCAAACTCTCAGATTGCCTTCAAATGTTGGAACATGAATTGTCCCTTCTCTACCTCTTACATTAAAGAATAGCTGACGCATATATTGCCATGTTGCTTTGTCATAGAAAGGAAAGGTGAAATTTCTAATAACATGAGAATGTCTTTTAGTAGGATCAAGATAGTTGTAATAGTCAGGCACACCAGTTTCAACTCCAATAGTCATTCGTGAAGAATTTAGATTACCAGTAATAGACACTTCATCAGCACGCACTAAAAATCCTTCTGGAGTAGTATTAAGATAAGTAATGTCATCAGATCCTGTGAATACTCTCTCAGTCACCTCTACATCTATGTGTCCTGCACCCATACGAGCAATAGATTCTAAACCACTTATTTTTGCTATTCCTCCAATAGCAGGAGCAACAAAAGCAAAATTGGCTGGATAGTCATTCACAAGACCAGGAGTAAAAGTAATAGTAGAACCAACAATTCCAGTAAC